CTGGATAATAAACACGGCCTAGCTTGCCTTCCTTGCGAATCTCAATCTGAGAGGCAATAGGATGGATAGACGATGTTGAGTTATTGATATAGCTGATCGATCCAGTTGGTGGAACCGCCTGAAGGTTTTGGTTGTAGATACCAAAAGCCATAATGTTGTTGGCAAGGTACTTCCAGTCTTCCTGGTCAGGGATCTTAATTCCTGCATCGGCAAAAAGCTTTTCAACCTTGGCAGTCTTTGGCTTCCACTCATTTGCAATATACTTAGCAAAGAACTCTCCACTAGCATACTTAGACTTTTCAAAACCGTCAAATGGAGAAGCGGTTTCTACAGCCATCTTATTACTCGCCCTTAGTGCGTAGTATAGGACTGTGTAGAAGTAGATGTTGGTGAAGTCAATCGACTCCTCATCACCATATTGCATACGCTCTTTACCAAAGTAACCATGTAGGTTCATTTGACCTAGACCAATAGCACGTGACTTCTTGTTACCCTCGGCAACTGACATTACAGAATCGATGTATGACTGATCTGCTACAGCAGTAAGTGCACGAACCGCAGTCTCGATAGTCTTGCCAAAGTCTGGAGACTCCATAGCCTTAGCAATGTTTAATGATCCTAGGTTACAAGAGATGTCCTTACCAATATCCTTGTACGACATGTCGTTATTATATGTGGTAGGAGTATTTACCTGAAGAATCTCAGAACATAGGTTAGACATATTAATTCGTCCGTCAATTGGGTTGGCCTTGTTTACGGTGTCTTCGTAAACGATGTAAGGGTAGCCAGACTCGAACTGAAGCTCAGCAATGCGTTCGAATAGCTCACGAGCCTTGATCTTGGACTTGCGAATTCTGCCATCATCCACGAGAGTCTGATACATCTCTGTGATAGAGATATCACTCATTGGCTTTCCATATACACGCTCAACATCATAAGGCGAGAAGAGGTACATGTCTTCGTTGTTCTTGGCCAACTCAATAGTGACATCAGGAATTACAACGCCGAGGCTGAGAGTCTTGATACGAATCTTCTCATCGGCGTTCTCACGCTTGGTGTCTAGGAAACGCATGATGTCTGGGTGGTGGGCGTTTAGGTAAACCGCACCTGCACCCTGACGTGCACCCAGCTGATTGGCGTAGGAGAATGCATCCTCTAGCATCTTCATAACAGGAATAATTCCTGAGGACTGATTTTCGATCTTCTTGATTGGTGCACCTAGCTCACGTACATTAGTTAGGTTTAGACCAACACCACCACCACGCTTTGAGAGCTGAAGTGAAGAAGTCACTGCACGTGCGATTGACTCCATGTTGTCTTCAACACGCAATAGGAAGCAGGAGACAAACTCACCACGCTGCTTCTTACCAGCATTTAGGAAAGTAGGAGTGGCAGGCTGGAAGCGTCCAGAAATAATTTCATCTACCATGTCCTTTGCCAGTGGCTCGTCACCCTGAGCAAGCATCAAGGCATTCATGACAACACGGTCCTCAAAACGTTCTAGGTATCGCTCACCATCAAATGTCTTCAGTGCGTATGAAGTATAGAACTTGTACGCACCAACAAAAGTTGGAAAGCGGAACTTGTAAGAATATGTGTGCTTAAACAGTTCCTTAATAAACTCAAAACGATACATGTCCAGCAAGGCTGGGTCGTAGTATTCTTTTTCTACTAAATACTCTAACTTTTCCTCTAGGCTGTGAAAAAATACCGTGTTCTGGTTTACGTGGTCAAGGAAGTATGCTCTCGCTGCTTCCTTGTCCTTATCAAATTGAATCTTGCCATTTGCATCATATAGATTGAGCATAGCGTTTAGCTCATGGTAGCTGTAGTTATCCATACAGTATTTCCAACCTCTCTTTTACTTTTTGTACATCGTGTTCTGTGCCAAATATTTCTACCCTGGCAACAATGGGTACACCTGTTTTTTCGGATATCATCTTTGCTGCTTTGCAGAAGTGCTCTCCAAAATTTGTATTGCCAAACCCAACAACCCCCTGTAGGAGATCCCTGTTTTCAACAACATTTAAAAACTTTCTGACCTGTCTAGGAATCGCATGACCATCGGTTCCACCACCGTAGGTGGGAACAAGCAATACGTATGGCCTAGATACCTTTACTGGCTTGCCATCGATAGGTATCCTTATTGCAGGTATTCCTAATTTTTCTACAAACTTCTTGGTATTTCCAGAATAATTTGAGAAATAGACAATGTCTATGGACATCTATTTTACCCCCTCTTTTTAACCTGGTGATAATAAAGGGGAAGAGATTTTTAGGCCCCTTCCCCTCTAATATTTTACATCAATTACTTGATAAGTGCAACCTTATTCTTAGGGAACTTCTTGTTCCACTTAGCAGCAAGTGCGTTGTGCTTTGCCTTGTTGCCCTGAGCCTTAGCTTCAGCAATAGCCAACTTGGCAGTTAGTTCAGCAACCTGTGCCTCAAGAGCAGTGTTCTTGCCCTTGGCAATAGCAAGCTCGGCATCCTTATCCGCTACAAGAGCAGCAAGGTCTACAACCTTTAGAGTGCCACGGACAAAGCCAGCAGGAGCAGCTAGTCCAGTTACAGCAGTTGCTACAGTGGCAGTTGCAATAAGATCATACGATCCAGCAACTAGGCCTGTTAGCTCCTTAACAGCAACACCTTCTGCAGATGTAGTAAGGGTGTGAGTTGTGCTTGATGCAGTTGATACAACCTGGACTGCTACAGCAGAGCCAGAAACTGCGTTGCCAAATACGTCAGTACCAGTTACAGTTACCTTGGCAGTTGTACCAAGAGCTGCAGTTGGTGCGTCTAGCTTAATTGTGTTAAGTGCACCAGCAGTACCCTTAACGTAATAAGTAGTAGTTACGCCATCAGCAGTTACAGAAACAGAACCAGTCTTGGTAGTCTTAGTGAAAACAAAGATGTCTGCGGTAGTACCAGTACCAGTTGCAATGGTTAGAGTTGCCGAACCAGAAGCAGCTGTTGCTCCAGTTAGACTGTTCAAAAGCAATGCATCAGTTGCAGTTGCAACCACGTTGCTGCCAGTTGCAACACCAGTAAGAGCAATCTTAAGAGCATCGGTTGTATCTACAGAGTTGTCTGCAGGTACTGGCAATGCCACAGCATTTGCGGTGGTAGTTGGTGATGGTGAAACGGCAGTTGCGTTTACAGTTAGTGCAGTGGTTGCGGCACTAGCAGGTGCTACGAAGGTTGTCGCAGCAAGAGCTACTGCAGCGGCAATAGCAATAAAAGGCTTCTTAATAGAAGTCATAGTGTTTTTCTCCTCTTTATATTTTAATTGATTTAGATTAAATCAAATCTTTCTAGATATTCCTGTACCTCTTTGGGCATAGGTTTATATTTTATCACACCTTGATCATTGCTGTCAAGCTGCTCCTTAGGTCTATCTCTAAATGTATGAATCTCAACTTCAAGGTTAAGGTCCCTAGGCGTATGAGAGATAGCACCAAAGATTGCTCCACACACAGCGTCAGCCAAGTCCTTAGACTTTTTACGTGGGTGGTCAACCTTATTATTATTCATAATCTTCAACTCTGAAAGTTCTTCGAATAATAGATCAATCATGGGCATAGCCAATCGCTCTTCATAAATTAGCATAGCCATGTCTTCATAGTGCTTTTTAGCAACTGAAACTGTTTCTGTTCTCATGCCCACCGACTTTAGCTCATTCTGGATATCAAAAGACTGCCAGCGGTCGAACGAAACCATTCCAATGTCAAAGCCTAGCCTGCGGAGATTCTGAATCCACTGCTTAACCTCAGACAGGTTTACAGGGCCTTCTGATTTTGGCTCCCACCAAGCTACAGCATCGACAACCACTACTGGAGCAATTTGCTGATAATCTTTAATAACCTGAATATTAACCCACTTGTCTACGTGGGCAATTGCAACAGCACACTTGTCATGCTTCTGTGCAAGGTCAGCATGAACATAATATTTTTTGTTTGGGTCAGGCTTAAAACTCTCATCAAATCTTCTGATTGCATCCAGTGGATTTCTAATGGTCATCGCAGCCTGGACTTTTTCTGTCTGCTTAAAGAATCTGTCGGATGAGAAAGTTGGAACACATGCGAAACGCTGCATGGCATCACCCATGTCGGTAAAGAATGCAAGCTTAAAGTCATCAATCTTACGAGTAGGGTTTACTACCCAGGTAGGACGCTTAAGAGCAAACATGCCTGGATATTTATAGGAAATGATTGTGTCTTCATCCCATTCAATGTCAAGGTAGTTTCCCTCTTGGTCTTCTGGCAACTCTGGATTCATAATAAACCTATGAGTCTTTGTCACTACTTCTTTGTCTGCAATCACAGCATCGTATCTTGACGAGATAAAGTCTCCTGGGTAACGAGGGAAGGATAGTAGTGCTACCTTTCCTAGGTCTGGGAAACGAGAGTCTACAGAAGCACGGAAGGCCTTGTAGATGTTATCTGCTGTCTTACCTTGGTCATTACCTGTACCAACCTCAGATGCGAATCCTGAGATCTCATCCAGTACCGCAAGAATAAGGTTAAGACCCTCATGAGACTCACGCTCAGAGTGACCAGAGTAAACTGTGATAGAGTGATCAAACTCAATGCTGTCTGCCTTTGCATAGAACTTTCCAGCAAACCATGGAGACTTCTCAATCTTAGTCTTAAAGCCCTTAAAGAAAACGTTCTTAGCCTGCTGTGCGTTAATAGCAACGTTAATGATATCGATAGCATCTCCAGACGGCTTACCAAAGTATCGTGCAGGGTCCTTAAGACAAAGAAGCTTGTATACAATGTACGCACACGCTACGGTAGAAGTAAAGTCTTTTCCAGAACCCTTGCCGAGCTGAAGGATTACTTCATTCTTAGTATACTTATTGTAATAGCGTCTACCTTCTGTGTCACCCATAAGTTCAATAAGATCATCAAGCTTATAGATTTGCGACATAGCCTCTACGATATCATACTGCACCTGAGATAGCGGTGGCTGATTCAGATATTGCTCGCCCTCAACAAAGGTCTTAGCGTCTACAGGCCGTTCTGCAAAGTTATCTGCCTTAAGTGCTTCGAGAAAATCATCAAACATCATTACCAACTACGACTGTAACCACTTCTCGCTCTTTGGATACTGAAGAAAGCCTACGCATAATCTCATCACGAATCTGTGGATACTCTGATGCGATATCCTTTAGGATACCAACTAGGACTTCCTGCTTATGCTCAATCTCAAGCATTTCTTCAGCAAGCTCCTTGTTCTCTAACAAGCCTGCTTTCTGCAACATGTCAATACGCTTAGCCTCAATGTCTAGGACCAGCTTAATAGCCGAGGTCTTTGCATTTAGGTTAGCTGTAGTAGTAGCATCGTCAATAACCTCGTATGCCTTTTGAATAAGTTTATTGTAGTGTGCATCAGCACCGACCAATGCCTCTTTTGCCCTAGCACGGATGGCTGCGTTGTCTGCTGCCATGGCTCGCCATTCATTTAGATAGGCCATAACCTTTTGACGTGGCATGGCTAACTCTTTGGAAATTTGTGTAGGCTCGTTGCCTGCTAGGTATTTCTCTACAACCTTATTAACCTCGTCAAGGTGCTCAATTGTTAAGTCTTCAAACGACACGCTTTGCTCGCTTTCCTCGCTTTGGAATTCTCTTAATTCTATCTGTTCTAAAAGATCTAAAGACTGATGGAACAGTGCCAATAATTTCAAAGCAATCGATCCACTGTGCACCAGTGTCAGTGTTTGTTACAAGGTACTGAAACTTAAACTTGGCACCAAATTCACCACGAATCTTAATAACGTCGCCATGATTAACCTCAAAGCCGTCTAAAAGAAAGCTTGACTCACGCACAAACTTTTTTGCTATTTCTGGCTGCTCATACTTTACTTTACGTGCCAAATCATTCTCCTGTAATTAAAAGGTATATACATTATACCATTTGTCAGCCTATATGTCTATAGCCTGTTGCCATCTGTATCAAAGGCAGCGATGCGTTCTTCACACCTATTGCACGTTACATATGTACGCAATGTATATGGACACGCTACTTGACGAGTATCATCATGCTTGCAAGACCTAAGCCCTGCAATAAAAGATTTAATTAGCTTAATCATATTAGTTCCTCCTGGATCTACGAAGACCAAACTTTGCTAGATAAGCGTAAATGGTCTCTATGCTTGTACCACACTCCTGAGCTATTTGCTCTGGTGTCTTTTTATCTAGATGGTATCTCTTTTTGAGCCACATCTGATTTGTATATAGTTTATTAGAAGGTGCCATGTTTGTCAATCTCCTAGCCTATCCCAGTTTTTAAGTGAGTAATGACCAATTCCAATTGCGTCTGCAATGTCGTTGTCATCTATTTTAATATCATAGTTTATATTAACAAAAGAAATTGTCTTTTGCTTTCTCTGATCTCTCTCGTGAGCCTTATACCAAGATTCAGACTTACCTGGATTACTTGCCCTCATGAGAAGCTTTGCATCCTTTGTTAGCTTTCCATTTCCGATAAATGTTTGCCATGCAATTGGGTTTGTCCCTTTAAAGATTTTTACTCCAGCCAATGCAGCACCTGCCAATATCGCACCCTGGACCATTGAAAGCTCTGACATTGTCTTTGGGCTGTTAATAAATACCGCTCTTTCTATCACTAGAGCCTGAACGCTAAGATACTTGAAAACATTGTGCACCTCGATAACTGCACTACCAATCTTTTGAAATACATTGGTTCCAGAAAAATGAATCTTGTCATAAACCACAAGCTCTCCATTTTTAAAAACTGCGTATGCAATGTTGTTCGTGCTTGCATCAATAGAAACAAATGTTTCTGGAACATTAACAAACTTGCTAAGATTTACCATTAGCAAGCCCCTTGATTTCCTTTAGCATCTTTTTGACATCTACAGGATTAACAAGACATTGTCCGCATAGTTCATCATCATTATATGCAGAAAGAGGCACGTCACAAGACTTGCAGTTGCGGACCTTTTTAAGTCGTTTGTTCCTGCGAGTCTGTGCGTACCTCTGTGCTATCTTCTCTTTAGTTGCTAACTCTCTACAAGTAGGAGAGCAGTAAATCTGATAAGATATTGATGTTTCAAACTGATTGTCACACCATTGGCAGTGCTTTATTTTCATCGATAGGCTCCAGGGATTTGATCTTAATCAGTCCCTTGCCAGCATCTGCACACGTCTTCTGAATAGGACACGTCTTGCAAATCTTTGAGTTTGATCGATAGTTCTTCTCAGGAAGCTGCTTCTCTTCCCAAGCCTTGCGAACTGCTCTCATCCAATCAAACGTCTGGTTTACCCACCCGACATAGTAATCATTAATCTGTACTGGAATTACCAGCAGATCATGATTGTTCTTGTTTTCATAAATCAAGACGGCTTTTGTCTTGTTTAGAATCTTCATATAAATAAGCAACTGAACAAGGTGACCAAGCTTTGCCTTGCCACTTGCCTTGCGATACTCAAAGCCCTCACTTGGCATAGTCTTAATCTCACCAAGGAGATCCTCTCCTGCCCAGTCAAGGATAACGTCACCAAATCCAAAGATTGGTGGGTCATTAGATACTACCTTAAACTCTGCATCCTTGAGAATTCCAGCATCTGCCATAGCTTGCTGAATACGCTCATGTGACTTAGTTCCGTTCGTCATGTTTGCACCGCCATAAGCATCTGCATTATCCTCAAACATAGCACCCTCAAAAGCTAGGTACCAGTAACGTGGACACTCTCCGTGAGAGTATGCGATAGTGCTTGGAGCAAACGTCTTCTTAGTAGTAAACTTAGCTTCACGCTTAGCAATATACCCATACTGAATCTTATCGATTAGCTCTTGAGTATCCAAAAAAGAATCTTGCTTTGTTTCTAGTTTCTTCAGCATTACCTGCTGCAAAAAGTTTTTAGCCATAATACCACTAGCGAATAATATATTTAAGAGCAGCAACTAGGTCATTAATTGACTCAGCAGCGGTATAATAAATATTCTTCTTCGCTCTGTCTCCCTTATCTACGTTAGTTAGCCATGTTGCCTTGAACGCCATCTTAGCAGCGATCGCTTGCAATCTAACAACCTCTAGAGTTGCTACCTGCATAGGAATGTCTGGCTTTAGAATTACCTTTGCAATAAAGGTAAGTGCTTGAGTCAGCTCTTCATCCTGCATGTAGTCAGCAATCTCTGCTAGACCATTAACCATGTCAATTGTATTTTTGTTTTGTGTTTCCATTACCATCTATTATACACCATCACCCATCAGTTGTTCAAGTAAACCGAGCTCAATTATAGCCAATCGTACTTTGATACCACTATCACCAAGTACAACGACAATAGCAGGATCGTTGTTATTTCTAATAGCGTCGGTAGTAGCTTTAGCCCAAACGTCACGATTAAGAGTAAAGCTTTTGCCAACTTCTTTAAAATCAACTGTAAAGTTTTCCCAAGTGGCATCGCCCTTCTTAGTATTTCTTCCAGAGTTCTTGTGCTGCTTTGCACCAATTCGCTTACTCTCGCTCTTTTCGCTCATAATCTTTCTTCTTCTTCACAGTCAGAGAAACCTTGCTAAGATGCTTATCCTTACACATCCAAGTCAAAAGCTTTTCTTCTGGATAGCTACGCAGGCTGCTAACTTCAGAGTTACATACCTGACACTTAAATTGTCCAACATAGACTGAATATTTAGACACTGTGCACCTTTTCGTATAGAGAGTCGTGTAGTTCCTTGTCTTCCTTTACCTTGTTGACAAATGCATCCCTACCCTGGACCTTAGATCCATCTGGTAGTAAGTACCATGCACCAGTTCTATTCACAAAACCAAGCATCTCTGCTGTGTCTACAAGATCGCCAATTGAATCAATGCCGATGTAGTTACCTCTGTAGTAGAAGTCGTACTCAGCACTGTCTCCTGGTGCAGAAGTCTTAGAGTTTAGAACTTCCCAACGCACCTTACGACCAACCTTTTGCTCAATCAACTTGTCTCCAACCTGAATCTTAGCCTTAATGGCTTGGGAGTCAGAGCTGGATGAAAATAGCTTAACAATAGTTGAAGACATAAACTGTGTGGTTAGCCCACCAGTTGGTGCAGCCTGAGTATAGGTCTGCTGGATATTGTTGCGTGCCTGAGAGATTGCTACAATAAGAGCAGGCTTCTCACGGTTGTTTGCGTAGTTAAGCATTAGCCATGCGTGCTTTAGGTCCTTAGACTCTGCACCAATCTGCTTGGTCTGGTCTAGTGCCTTTAGTTCGTCAGAGTCTTTCTCAAAGTATACCGCTGGCAAAAGAGAACTAATACTATCAATGACAATAATGTCCACTCCTGCGTTGAGAAGTGCAACACCAACATCAACCATATCATTGATACTACGTGCCTCAGAGTAAATCAGCTGGCTAGTATCTACACCAAGCTTAATTGCCCACTCTTCGTCATAAGACATCTCAGCGTCTACCCAAGCACAAAGCTTACCTTCTTTTTGTGCCATACCAATCATCTGCAAGCACAGAGAAGACTTGGCACTTGACTTACTGCCCCATAGTAGCACCTGTCTACCGTAGGGAAAACCGCCACCTAAGGCACGATTAAGCCCTGGGCTTGGTGTGGGTTGCATTTCTGTCTTAATGCCCACAGCAGGGCCTAGACGCTTTCTTAGCTTAGGATCTAGTTGAGCTAGAGCTTCTTCAATAGTTGTCATTAGAAACGAACACCGTGCCTTTCTGGTCTATCCTTGTTTACGTTTGCCTTCTTATCAAGAGCATAGTCCAAAGATACCTTTGTGTATCCATGCTCAACCATCCCTGCATACAGGTCTAGTGTACGAATAAGGATATCTGCCATCTCATCTGCGATCTGGTCCCCACCCTTATCCTTGCGGATTGCCTCCATAACCTCTACTGCTTCTGATACAATCATCATAAGCTGCTTGGTGATAAAAATATCATCCACATCCTCAGGCCAAAAGCCTTTGGCTACTGCAGTTTCGTGCAACTGCTCTGCTAGTTCATCAAACATCAAGTACATCCTCCAATATTACTGTTTCGTCTTTTGTTTTACCTAGTGTAAACTTGTAAGCATGTCCCTCTTGCAGCTTCATGTATGCCTTAGGGAATGCAGTTGGGAATACTGTCACTGAGTGCAGGTCTCTGGCAGCATCTACAAGAGTAAGCGATGCCATCTTCTTTCCAGCCTTTGTAATACGTGGCTTGAATGCCATCACATACATCTCATCTTCCTTGTAAGGCAACTGCTTATAGTTCAAGAACTTGACAAGTGCAGAAGCATTGCCCTTTAGCTCGTCAGCAGGGATAGCAGTAACAATCCTGTTATCACTAGCCAATAGAAGATACGTGTGGCCTGGCTCAATTCTTGTTGACTCTTCATCAAAAATACCAACGCTTCCTGTCTTATCCA